GGCAAACTTCCGGTCCAAGAATAGATGCGATCACCATATATGTGGTAAGAATTAACAATCTCTTCCCACAAAATTTCTCGGACTCGTTTATTGTCTGAACCATCATTATACCAATGATTAATTATGTCCAAAATGGCATACAATACCTTTGGTACTTGACGTGTGTCAAAACCTGAAAAATCACCAGCAATAACATTGCCACCGAACATTTCCAATTTCTTGGCCAACCTGTCCCAATCATGAGAATAAGGATTTAAACCAATAGCAATGCCATTTTCAGTGTGGTTTCTAGCAATCCACGACGTAAAAGCACCAAAATACATGCGGTACAAAATCAACAATTCTAAAGGAGTTGCAGAAAACAATCTGGTTTTCCCTAGTGCTGCTTTTTCTTTGGGCACTAATTCATCCTTTAAATTATCAAGATAAACCCATAACCTGCGCTTACCTTTTAAAGCGTTTGCAATAGTTTCATTAACAACATGTCTTAAAGAATCAGCTCTAGGATTGTTAAGTTGATAAATATCTTCTTCTCCAAACCAAAACTTTTTACCATGAGTATGGTTGTTTAGAACATGTGGATAACCTGGAGAACTGGATCTAGAAATAGCATCAAATTGTTCATCTCCGTGAACTCCAACTACAGCTTCATCAAATGAAAAAACGCATTTTTTGTATGGGCAATTGACGACTTGTGACCATCCTAACATTGAGCTCAATGATTTCTTTGCTGCGTCAACCAAGTCGTCGTGTATAGCGACACTAGATACGTCGTACCTCAACAAAGCTTTCTCAATAGGAACAATAGTGGAACCACTACCGTCCGTAAAAGGTCTTAATTTTGCGGGTTCCCTAGTAGCTGAGCCGTCGTTGTTACCCCATTCATACAAAATGGTTTTAACCAACTTAGATTTTGAAGCGCCCAAATACTTTTTGTGAGAAATATATCCTGACTCAAAAGCACCTAAGATCGAAGTTTGTGAATCTTCAGGCAAATCTGGTTCTACGAAATCTTCAACAACAACATCTTCAAATTGAGACATCAATGTTTCAACGTGTTCATAAAAAAC